AGGTTATGATGAACAGAATACTTACAGTGGAACACTTTCTACAAAAATTTCTGAACAAGTTCGTGCCATGCATGTCAAAGGAAATTTTTCATTAGGTGTTAGTGATGTTCAAGGTCATACCACCATTCGTAGAGAATCTAAACATTTTTATAGATTTGTTCAAGGTGGTGATAACAAATTGAATGCTATTCGTCGTGAAACAATGTTTATTAATATTCTACAAGGTCTTCATCCATTAGAAGCAGAAATTTTATGCTTAGTAAAAGATAAAAAACTATCTGATAAGTATAAAATTACAAGAGAGAATGTTGAAGAGGCATATCCAAATATTATATGGAGTGATAAAAAATGAGTTTAGCAAGACCAGTAGAGGAATCACTTAGAGCAGCTCAGGAACATTTAAGAGATGCTTTAGCATTCGCAGCACGTGGTGAGAAACCATATGTATCAAAACATATTGCTGATTTTTTAACAGACATTGATACTCTTATTGATGCTCATGAGGTAATAGAAAGAATAAATGAATTTAGTAAAAAAGAGGATGAAAAATGAGTGTTACAAAAGAAACTAAAAGTAAACAAAAAAAATGTATTTGGTTAAAAGAAGAGAAAGAAACATCAAAAGAAGTTTATGGTTGTGAAATTTTAATTGAAAATGGTTCATTAGATGATGTAATGACCACTGATGCACCAACAGATGCATTTGTCGTGACATATGAAATAGATGGGACGGTTCATCGTGATCTTACAAGAGGATCAAGAGTACATTTATTTGATATGTATTATGATAAGTTTAAAATGGGTTTGAAGGTCATCGACTATGGTAAAGGTGGTATCAAACCAAACCTTTGGGGTTATCGATCACCCACATCACCCAAAAAGAAAAGAAAGTCTTAGGCCACCAAAATCAGCTTTTGATTCCAAAATATCCCGATAAAAAATCGGGGTATTTTTTTTAGCCACAGGATTTTGTATCAGAAAATACAGAAGTGCTTGACTATATACTATACATGTGTTAGTATTAACACAACGTTCATCCTCCTCATTGCTAGGGGAGGACGCAAGTAAGCCGACTCGGAACGGATCGTTCATCCTTATGATTGAAACTTTAATTGCTACAGCAACTGCTACTACTACTATAGTTACAGTATCATGTGCAGATATAAACACTCTTGTTGATCGTGCTAAAGTCTACCCTGACCTTAGTGTAAAAGATAGGCAAGAAATTATTGATCTATATTATAATTTTGGTGAAAAATATGGTTTATATTGTAAGGACGCAAAAGCCGACTAAAGGAACGGGCCTTAAAATCCAACTACTTTAGGAGTACCATCATGGCACAAGTCACATACCGTGGTATTAAATACGATACCAACGATAAAAAGCAAACATCATCCAATAAGTTAGAATTAACTTATCGTGGTGTAAAGTTCAATAAAGAACTTGTTAGTGCTTAATTTAGAACTAACAATAAATTTGGAGGGTCTGCTTGACAGACTCTCTTTTTTTGTGTAAAATACTTAAATACCATATGAAAATTTGTTATGGATAAGGATAAATTGAAACTTATTGTTCGTCAACTAGAATTATCAGTAGACGCTATAAAAGCAGAAATTTACTCCGATGTAGATTTATATAAAAATTCAACTGCTTTTAAAGAGATAAGTGATTATGATGAACTTTACGATGATGATGATGGGTACGCAGACTAATGAGATCTAAAGAACTATTAAAAAACTTAAAAAAAGCTCTTCAACAAGATTATTTGTATAATGATGAAGAATTGATTTTTATGAAAAAACAACTTAGAATATTGGAAGAAGATATTCTAAAAACACGTAATAAACCTAAAGGATTTGGTAAATGACTGTAAAACTTGTAAGTATAACTCCCGATGCAGAGCAAACGATGGCATATATTGCCAGAGTTTCTAATCCATCAAATCAAGATAATGAAAATTATTCTGGTTTGTTAAGATATTGTATTAAGCATAATCATTGGTCTGTCTTTGAACAATCATCTATGACATTAGAGATTGAAACAACAAGGGCTATAGCAGCACAGATTTTAAGACATCGTAGTTTTACATTCCAAGAATTCTCACAGAGATATGCAAAGAGTAATGAACTCGGTAAAATTGAATTGCCAGATTTAAGAAGACAGGATTTAAAAAATCGTCAAAACTCTACAGATGATCTAGATCCTTTTGTAAAACAAAAACTTGAAGCACAAATGATTACTCTCTTTAGTTCTGCTCAATCATTATATAATCAAATGATTGATGAGGGAGTTGCAAAAGAATGTGCCAGAATGGTATTACCACTATGCACACCTACAAGAATATACATGACGGGATCATGTCGTTCTTGGATTCATTATATTAATTTAAGATCAGCACACGGAACACAAAAAGAACATATGGAGATTGCAGAGGCATGCCGAAAGGTGTTTACCGAACAGTTTCCTGCAGTATCAGAAGCCCTTGAGTGGGTCTAAATAATTTTACAAAAC